TAGTAATATTAAAATCTGAATCTAAAACTACAACTTTAATATTGCGGCCCGATCCGTAGTATTTGCGGGCAAAACCAAGTATTTGATTATTATAATGAATTAGAGCATAAAAAATAGAATGTATAGTAGTTTCTATTTTTTTATAGAACCTTAGTTGTATTTTCAAGATAAGTTTATTATTAGTCTAATATTTTTGCTATCAAATTATATATTTTCCCAAATATACCAACAGATTCTTCATTTTGAACTGTTGCTTTAGACTCTATTGATTCTTTTGGCTTTTGTGTCTTTTTTGTGATAGTTTTACGAATACCACAAGATTTGTTTTTATTACATCCTTTTGGGGATGAACAAACTTTCTTTTTGTTTCCAGATTTCTTTTTGTCTTGTGAACTCATGATATGCTTTCTAATAATATGGTTTTGTTATATAGTATTATTATTTACTATAGTGTCAATGTTTTTCAAGATATAAAACTTTTTCTATTAGTTTACTGTCTTGTGTTTCTACTATCCTAATAGTTAACATACTATTTTCTGAAAGATTATTTTGTTTTTTATAGTTATTAACCAGATTTTGTATGGTTTTACATATTTGTTCACAAGAAATGTTCTGATTTAAACTTATACCAATCATAAACTCTTTATTTTTCGCTGACTAAGTTCAACCGGTGCAATCCTATAGGTTCAGATGAGACAAAGGGCTCCCTAAAGGTCCGGACTATAGAAATCATTATCAATATTACTATATTCCACAGTAAAATCTTCCTCATCCAATGTTTTTTGGCTATCTGGTGATGGAACAAAGCTGGCAGTAATTTCATCATGCTCGTATTTATCTTTTTCCACTAAAGATAATAAGATACAAGTTAGTCCTAAAAAAACTATTGTTCCAACAGCTGTAAGTAAAATAAATTTTGGTTCCATACTTTTATAGTATGGTTAGGGGCTTTTGGGTCAAGATACTTTTTTTGCGTCATGAATTTCAAAAACCCCTACTATTCGCTGACTACAACCAAGAAAACAATCTTGTTGCTTTTGGTGTTACAAACTAATATCTTACTAAAAATTTTCAGCTTGTTGATTCGTTAATAATAGTTAAATTTGTTTTATCTAGTTTAGCAAAACAACTATAAGTTATTTTTTTACTTTCTATATCTTCAACCATATGCTTGGTATACACATTGATTCGATACTTGTTGCCCCACAGATTGATGGCCCTGCACGTTATTAAATCGCGTGGCCTACCGATATGTTTCATTAAAAGATCGCACACCAGACCGTCTGTTTCGACGCTTAATGGGTCTACTTTCATACTGGCCTCCTGTCATTACTTTGTTTTGGATTAACACGTTGTATAAAATTTTTTGTTTGGACCGTATTGACTCTTGACAAATGCCAAATTTACTATATAATTTATGCAGGACGGGGGATGTTATATAGTATACTTACACCTGTCTGACCTTATAGTATATTCTTTAGTAGAAGCAGACCAATATCTAACATATTTTTATAAGAAAAAAGCAAGAGAAGGGAGTTGAACCCTCAACATTCAGGTTGGAAACCTGACGCTCTGCCAATTGAGCTACTCTTGCTTAGAGAATATTATCTCCACGATCTAACACGATACCACATTCCGTTACGACCTATAGCACTAGCATCTCCTGTTGGAGTCATATTACTGCTAGGAGTACATGTTCTACAATTTGGACTAGAACCATATCCCACTCCTTCAAATCGTCCTATAACTCCCCAAACATGACCAGTAATATTATTTGCTGCCATATAATTAGCTTCTGCTTGGCATCTTTCTTGATCACCACCAAAACTATTAGTATATGAGTGTGACTTATTTACTATATGATTATTATTACTATAATATATAGTCCCATCAGCTTGAGCAAAATTCATAAAAGCAAAAATAAAACAACAAGAATAAAACATAGACTTTATCATAAATCCTCCTTGTGTATACAATAAACCCCCGGTTTTAAATCGGGGGAGTATATGTTTAAGAAATAAATTAACGAACAATATTACGAACTCTTGAAACTGTTTTGCGACCAAAGGTACGAGCAGTCTCAACAGTTTTATGAGTAACAGTTACTGGTACTGAAATAATCTCGCGTACTACAACAACGCTACGACTACGAAGATTACATTTACCAGTTACACATTCGCCGGCGTTAACAGCAGAACCTGAAAGAGCTAGAGTTAACATTAGAACATACTTAATCATAAATTTCTCCGTTAAAAGGAATGTCGCGTCCTTGCGACTGATACATACTGTATAGTATGCGTTAACATAGCATGGTCAACCAATACCATTACTATGGCTCCCAATTTATCGCTGACTACAACCACAAAAACCAAACCCGGAGCATTAGCTGAAACTAATGTCCGGATCGGTTATGTAAAAATCATTAATTTAATTATAGTTTGAAGCTTTTATTTTCATTAAGATAAAAATATTGGTATCCAAACCATGTTAACAAACTTAATACTATGAAAACACCAACAAACCAATATTCTACTGGCAATGTAATCATAAAGCACCTCATGTATTAACTGTAAAAGTTTCTGTATCTGCCCTATCAGTTTTACTAATTTTATTCTTACGAACAACTTTAGTAATACGTCCACGACGATCATCATGAGATGATTCTAAGAAACATTTGTCTTCATGATTATCGTGGTATCCTTTAAAACTCCAGTTATAATTTTCTAAAATCTCTTCAGCAGATGTGGAGTGGTCATAAATTTCACCCTCAACCTCAAAAGAAATTATTCTTCTAAAAGTTCTCATTGTATTCTTCTCCTTTCCCTACAACCGCTTCTGATAAATGTTCTTCCAAAATAGAAGGACAGTATCTTTTGATTTCAGCTTGTAAAGTATCGGTTGGATACTTAATCTTTTCTTTGAATAAATAATTCTTTAAAGACTCCCATATGTCTGTCTGATCCATTCGTGATAAAATATGATCAACGTATCTTTTAGTGAAATAACTCTTATTATTTTCGTTTATAATTAGTGTTTTCATGATGCTCCCCCTTTCACTTTCTTGTCTCTAGTTAATGTAGCAGGACCTTGAAAGTCCTCCCAATTATCAACTAGAACTTCAGGAGCTTCTTTTCGTATCTCAGACTCTAAAGCATAATTAGATTCTTTATCCTTTTCCTTGGATAGATAGTCTCTTAGACTATTCTTAATATCCATAAAATCTAACTCGCCCAAAATCTGATCAATATACTTTCTTTGAATTTCCTTACGGTTAACTTCACTAATATATCTAGCACGCATAAATCACCTCATGGTTTAAAAGTTAAAAACTCTCTTGCCCATGATTCCAATTGTTCTTCGTCTTTATTCACAAGACGTTTAACATCTGGCTCCGTTGACTATAGCATTATACCATATGAATCCAAAGAATACTACAAAATTTTTATATATGAGACTTGTCCTTTCTGTAATAGAATTCTTTCTAAGTACTATGCTTTATTCTCTAATTATTTGGTTAAATATTCTGTTATTTTTTATACAGATTTATAATTTATTGAGAATAAAATTTATTTAATCAAGCATCAATACGATCATAATCAGAAGCAGTATCATTGAGATTCCTAAAAGAGAATTGACAAAGACATTTCTGACAAGTATACTATCGTTGGGGCACCCTTTCATTATACCATACCTATCGGTTGCCACAACGTGTTGAGAATAAAGAATTTAGATCAACAGGACCAAACCAGCCATGGCCTAAATACGTTAAGGCTGGATTTTGAAAATTATTATGAGTTGGTAATAGTCTCTAACTTTTTAATAATATTATTAAATGTTTTACTAACTGGAGCAGTAACAGTATAATCCTTCATATAAGTTTTTATAGCATCCAAAAGCTTCCACGCCTCTTGTTTACTTACTTCTATTTGCACAATTAACCTCATAATCAGGAACCATAAAAGACCCATCCCTAGGACAAATTTTAGTACCTTGTTCACCATATTCAAAAATAAGATAACAAGTATTACATTTATACCTATAGTTTCTGCTTACAACAAGGGAAATTAGCAACATTATAATGCACAGTATTTTATTCATACAAATTCCCCCACACTAACAATATTCTCAGGACCAAAGTCCCCAAAGAATTCAGGATCAGTATACAGTTTATTATTTAAATATTGGGCTATCTTATCATTATCAAACCTAGGAGTAAAAACACCACCACTAATCTCCTCAGGAATATAAAAGTTTTCATCATCATCAATAACCAATTCCATACTAATTTTAACTATTTTCATAATTAAACCTTCTCAGTACTAAGATTCATATGATAATTCCCGCTCAACTCATTATTAATTTCTTTAACATAAAGATTAGCCACACTTAAATAATCACTTCCCTCATTAAGATACCTCATAGTACCAGTCTCCATATACCATTGTATTCTCATCTTAGCACAATCTATACAATAGTTCATGCTTTTAATCAGATCATCTTTTCTACTAGACATATTTATTTTTCCTGCATAAGTAATATACCAAGAATTCTCGCTGACTATCGCCAAGACCGCAAATCCGTAAGATAAGCTGAGACAAAATAAAGTGGCCCCATATAAGGCCAGACTATAGCTAAGTTTATCAATATGGTAGAGATTATAACTATCTAACAATAATTTAATATTGAGACTTTATCTCAAAACTATCATTAGAATAATTCATACTCTCCCATACCACCAGTATACCACAAGAGAGGACTCGTCGCAACTTGTTTAGTATCATAGACTTAGAATCATCAAAGAATCTAATGATCCTAGTTTTTGGCTGACTATCAACAAGACCAGCAAATCCGGTGGATTAGATAAGACAATTATAATATGATTTTATACAATCTCTTTTTATAATCTTACCCTAACTTCTTTCATACCAACACCTTACGTCTACTCCCCCTACAGTATATCGGAATTTGCCGTGCTTGTCTACAGTTTTTTTGACGTAAGTCCTTATGAATACTAAAGTTACGACAAAATTTTGCGGCCCGGCTCGTCGTAAGTCGTTATGTTGCAAGTACTTACGTCTAGTGAACCGTTTCGCAGCAACCAAAAGAGAAGGCCGCAGCCAGTTTCCCAGCTACGGCCCTCCCACTTTTCATCGTGACACGAAAAGATCAGACGGCGTTCGCAAACTCCACTGCGGTATTGAGTGCCTTGACGTTATCAACCCCATTCTGTCCGAACCAGAGTGAGTCGAGGCGATTGCTCACCGTGCGACCCTTGCTATAGTTCAGATACTCATTGAAGCCATTATAGGCAGCCCACCATGTTCCACGAACATTCGTAGCACTCTGCTTCGGGCCTTCCACAAGCGTCAAGATTTCATCCATGATATTACGGGTACGAGTCTTGATATCTTCGTCCGGGGTCTTATCAATCCCCAGCAGAATCTTGACATACTTACGAATATCGTTCTGATTGAAATCCTTAGAGGCGAGGAACCTATACTGTTCCGCAGTCGCCTCGAACTGCACGTTGATATTATCCATGATGTCTCGCACGTTATCCAGATTTGTTTTGCTGGAGCGTGTGTGACGAATCCGAATCAACTGGCTGTCCTTGTTGGAGTGGGCAGCAGCGAGAGTATTCACGCAGACCACGCGGATCGGAGTATATCCGACGCGGATCGACGTTGTACCGTCGTGGCTGTTACTCAGCAGGATAAACTTGCTCACCTCATCGCCGGGAACAATTTCGCTGTTCGCACGATTGAGTTGAGCCAACACCCAAACCTTCTCGCCCTCACTGAGCGAACCGGCGGTGTGCAGTTGGCACTCGCCAGCGTCCAGAAACGGCTGGAACCAATCAAAAGCATCTTGATTCTGGAGAGGGGTATAACGCGGACCCACAACTCCCAGCACCCTATTATCGGTCTTACGGAAAGTCGCCTTGGCGTTGACTTCCTCGCCTTCCGACGTAAACAATGGCTTCGTGCCAACTTCCCAATCCAGACCAGCAGCGGTAATCGCCTCAGAAATAGAGGGATTCTCATCAAGCTGCGTACCCTCACCATGCCAAGGGGTAGCACCAACAAACATCATCTTTTCGACCATAGCAGGCATAATCAACCCTTTCGTGTTACTGATTCTTCGTTCCGATACGCTGATTCTACCATCTATTATCGGCAGTGTCAAGGGGCAAACTTGCGGAAAAATTTCGTGACGCAAGTCGTTGGTATATAAGCACTTACGTCGGGCGGGGCCGCCCCGGCTCGTCCTAAGTCTTTTGGTGGCTTAGGTTTAGGAGCGGAGCCTTTAGATCACGCACACACCATTTAGATCCTTCTTCATCTGGCCTGTATGAACACTCATCTGGAAGATAGCAATAAATACCCTTGCAAATTGCTCTGGGGTATTCATCACTAATAGTATTTTTAATTCTTCTTATCGTTTCTCCAGAGCAAATAAGATCATCAATAACCACATATTGAAAAGGAGCAACGCCCTCAGTTCTAAATTCACTGTAGCATTTTTCATCTTTGCGAATAATCAAAATATGTTTATCAAGCAGTTCAGCAATTTGTGCAACAACCATCAAACCACTAATACCGCAGCAAGCAATAGTGTCAAACTGATTTTTAATTTTTCTAAGATCACAAACAGCTTTTATAATAATCTTATTACGCTCTTTATGATTTAACACACGGCAAGTATGGCTAGCACCTTGAATAACTTTACCGTCTGGAGTACGACGAAAATCATCGGGCTTTTGGCTCAAAACATTCATATAAGTGTGGATGGCCGGATTCGAACCGGCTATTCAAGAAAAGAAAGAAAGGATAAAGAAAAGAGTCTAGTCCCACCTAGAAGCATCCACAAAAATCAGCAATCATCTTCCGTTATATCAGGATAGTAATTCTTTCCATAAGAAGGAACCTCGGCATCTTCTTCTTCATCCATCCAAGGTTCTTCATCTAGACCAAGATCATCGGCATTTTCTACCAATTCATCATAGTCATAATCATACTGTTCGTAATCATCACTATAACGCATAATCAACCTTCCTTTCTTTCCAGCATTATACACCAACCAAACATACTTGTCAAGTGGGCCCTCGGGGACTCGAACCCCGAACCTAAGAGTTAAAAGCTCCTTGCTCTGCCAATTGAGCTAAAGGCCCGCCTTATTATTCGGTTACGGTAATTTCTTCGTAAGAATAACTTTTGATATTTTCTGTAGTAAAATCATACAGTTTGTCAAACACATCAGCCCAATCAAAATCCTCTTCCATGGATAGTTGAATATCGGCTAAAGTCTTACCGTCCTCAGTCAAAATATCATAGATGCGAAGGTTCTTCATCATCACTTTCCTTTCTTGTTCCAACAGTCTACCATACTCTTATCGGCTTGTCAACAGAAAAACTTTAGTGACCCCACTGGGTTACGCTCCCAGGTCTCCGGCGTGAAAGGCCAGCGTACTGACTACTATACTATGGGGCCAGCCATCGCAACTCAAACGTCAGCCTCCGGTTTGCTATTCTACATAATCGGTATTCTGTTGTCAAGACTTTAGTTGTTTTTGAATCGAAACGGTGTATTATAATTTAGCGAGACATAACTATAGGAGTTCTATTATGAAATGTACTAATTGCGACAAGGATACCAATAACCCCAAATTCTGCTGTAGATCGTGCGGCATATCTTATAATAACAGAATTCAACCTAAAAGACGCAAAAATACTAGGTATTTCAAATGTTTAAAATGTAAAACCAAAACTGAGTTTAATACTAACAATCCCAGAAAATATTGCTCTAAACAATGTCAAATAGAACATAAAAGGGAAAAATCAGATTCTCTTATAGAAAAACAAGGTTTTGGTAATGGTTACTACCATAACTTCACTATTAGAAAATATTTTATCCGTAAATATGGAAACAACTGTATGATATGTGGACAGTCTGGAGACAATTGGAATGGTAAGCCTATTACTTTAATTGTAGATCATATTGATGGTAAATCTAATAATAACCACTTGGATAATCTTAGGATTGTATGTCCTAACTGTGATTGCCAATTACCTACATATAAAGCAAAGAATAAAGGTAATAGTACTAGAACCTATTTTATAGTTCAAAAATAATACTGCGTTGGGGAGTCGAACCCCCTCTTGCTCAGGTTATAAGCCTGATGCCCACTACCGGCGAGCACACGCAGTGTTCATAACATTATACTCTACTTATCGGCAAGAGTCAAGCACCATCTTTAGAAAATTCTAAGTTGTTATCCCGCAAGCACTTACGTCGAACTCGGCCCGCCAAATTTTCTCTAAGTCTTTTAATATCAACAACTTAGTGGTAGATGCTGGATTCGAACCAGCGAAGGCAATGCCAGCAGATTTACAGTCTGCCCTCGTTGTCCGCTTGAGTAATCTACCTAAGCGGCTGGAACAAGATTCGAACTTGTGGAGGATTTCTCCTCGTCGGTTTAGTAAACCGGTGCATTAGACCACTCTGCCATCCAGCCAAGCACGAAGGGTAGGAGTCGAACCTACACAGAGCAAATTAACAGTTTGCGGCACTACCATTATGCTACCTTCGTAAAATTCCGGGACTAGGTTCCGCCCCTAGACAAGAACATCCAAAGTGTTCTGTGCTACTGTTACACCATCCCGGAGAGCCCACAACTAGAATCGAACTAGTATTAGATGATTACAAATCAACTGTATTACCATTATACTATGCGGGCAATCTACCTATTATAATCAATAGTGATAATCCTCGCAAGCCCGACGCTTTTCAGCGGATCGGGTTCGCAGTCGCTTGGGGCGATTGTCCATAACGGTATCCCGATGTTCCTTGTGTCCCGTTGACAACTCCCAAGGCTTCTTGACCTTGACCTTGATTTTGTTGTGATTGCGTCGTGGGCGAATATCGTCGTTGAGGTGGTGCATAGTCATGCCATATTCCATTGTCGTGTAAATAAAAAACTTTGTCTATGTTAGGATCATAAGCCATTAGACAGTATTGTATAGGATACACAATCTTTTGTCTAGATGGTATTTTTGGAATTTTTAAATCACCTTTTTGATAATCTTTAACGCCAGTATATGCCAAACCTAACAGAGCAATTAGCACACCAATCCATTGGATCACGCTGTCCCATCCTTTCCGTTTAATCATATCATAGTTATCGGCACTTGTCAACCTTTTCTTTAAAAAATCCTAAGTGGTTGATGCTATTGCACTTACGACAAATTTGCCCGGCCCCGCTCGCCCTAAGTGCTTATGCAGTAAGGGTTTGCGGTTAGTCTTAATTATTTTCGTCTAATCTACCGCTCTGCTCTGTCCATATCAATAAATCGACATCCGCCATCGTCATGTTGGGAAAATAACTAGATGCTAGCTTATGAAATATTCTTTCGTAATAAGAGTATGTTTTAGGATTTTGCGGAGTTGATGATGGAGCATCTTCTATACCATGGTTTTTGATCCACTTTAGAATATGAGTATCTAAAACAGCGTATGTACAATCTCTACGAGTATGTAGCAGAAAGAATCTGGCAGTTTTTGGACCAACCCCATAAATAGATAATAGATCCTCAATATTACAGTGCCGAAGATCAACACTCAAACTCTGATTAAAAGCCTTAGAGATTCTATTGTACTGTCCTACACGATTAGCAACCAACATATTGTGTATGCCAATCTCTCCCAATTCTCTCAAAACATCGAACGGGTTGTCTGTAGTATGAAAGATTTTACTAATCGTTCTGCTAACCGTATCAGAGTTTTTACCAGCAACCATGATACAGAATAGCCAGAAAGTTTCTAGCTCACTATCTGTACGATCAAAGTTAGTAATGCGTTTTGGATCAATCATCTTTATCGTTACCTAGGGTCCATCCACCCATCTTTGCGATTACGTTCAGTTTCAAAACTTCCGTTTGCTTATCAGCAGTTAGATAGTCTCTAAAGCCACGCTCATCAATATAGAAGTATTCATCTAATGTATCATACTTATTACTCTCAAACAAACTTGTAACCGCCGCTTCAACAGAACTTTTATCTGTAGAGTAAATTAGTTCCAGAGTACCGCACTTGATATAATATTTAGACATTTTTCAATTCCTTAGTAGGCATATTCATATTCAAACTGTCCATAAATATCTTTATCCCAATCACTAAAACTCTCAACCCCAACATCTATCACAACCGGAACCCATGCTCCGTTTCTTCTAACGTATCCAAAGTTCCCTCTATGATGATCGGAGTAGTCTAGTCCACAATTATCTAATTCCCAAAGTATTTCCCCAATGATAGTACAGTTACGGCAACCACCCTCAAAACATTCTCCGTCACAATACTCGTCATTACACTGTGACATCAATCTAGCAACTTCTGTCAAATAACCATACTCTGTCAATCCTTGATTACTATTTCGGCGAATTCTGCCAACTTGACCGTACACACGCGGAGCCAAGTCTTGCTCTGCCAGAATACTTTGAACTTTATGAGCAAAATCTGCTTCCTCTTTAGATCCGAACTCTTTGAAACCTACACGTTTACGATCTATCTTTCTGTCTTTGATAATATAGAAAGCATTTTTACTTCCCTCATCATCATACAAACCCAAATATATATTAGCCATTGTTTATCTCCGTTCTAATATATTCCATAGTATCATCCCATTCACAATCGGTACATACTGGTTCTCCCATTTCGGAATAATACGAAGGTTCTACATAAGCATAGTTATCACACTCTGGACATTCCCAACGATGTCTAATCTTCTTATCATTGATAGTTTTCCAGTTTTCCATAGTAATCCTCAATGAGCAGGAAACAATACATTAGCCAAACCACGAACGCACAAGTCACAGTGTACGCTATTTTTGGTTTTTGTGCAAGTGACAACTCCACGACCACGACGAATTTCCGGGCAAGTGACAAACTTTTCACCTTCCAGCACAACCAGTTTCGGCAGTGCTGATCGCCATGCTGCAACCTTATTCTTACCACGCGGACGCTTAGGGGCAATTTTAGTATCACTATCACACCATGCGAACAGTTTGAAACCAGCAGCCTTAGCCTGTTTCATATCTTCACCATCATGGATACTAGCATACATATTGATATACTTGCCAAGTTCCATAGACAATCTGGTATCATAAATATGGGTATAAGCCCACATGGTCGGCAGACTACCACCACTGGCAAGAATATTCTCACAAGCCCACAATACATTATCAACATATTCATTGTCAAGTTCACCATACTTGAAAAAGTCGCCACGCTCATGCCAGCGAACATCTTTATTTTTCTTGACGGCATCCACCAGCATGGAGCGAATACGATTCTTTTCTGTAACAAGATTTTGCATACCGGCAGGACGAACACCGGGATAGATATTTTCCAAATCTTCTGCATAGCATCCGTTACCGAGAAAATCACAATCGGACGGACAACTATCACCAACCGGACGCGAAACCACAATACAATTTTCCTTACCCAACTTATCATTACCATTTGCAGTTTTCATCATTATTCTCCCTTGTCTACCGATTCTACACTATATTATCGGCTAGTCAAGACCAATTCTTGAAGAAATTATTTTTTGATGCAAAGGCTTGTGGCATAAGGACTTACGTCAAACGGGGCCGCCCGGATTTGATCTAAGTCTTTATATGCCAACAACTTAGCGAGAGCGACGGGACTCGAACCCGCAACCTCTAGCGTGACAAGCTAGCGATCTAACCAATTGATCTACGCCCCCAACAATAGCCCCAGCAGGAATCGAACCTGCAACTAGAGATTAGAAGTCACTTATTATATCCATTTAACTATGGGGCCGTGCCATCTATTATACCATATCCACTCAATGCCGCAAGCCCCTATGGCGTCCCATAGAGGCTATACGGTTTGATGGTGGGATCACTTTACCATCGTTATATTACTAGCAGCAGACCCCTTCCCGGCAACCACGCCGGTTATTAGTTGGTTAGACTCTGCTAGGTGGGTCTGAGCCCACATCATTACGCGGGACGAATCCCGCCGCACTATGCCTAAAATCTATTTATACTGGCATAGTCCAGTTTGTCAAGATCAAGCCTCGACGGTTTCCTTCTCAACCTTACCAGAGTGGGCATCACCGGCCTGCTCCGCAGTCACGCCCGTGACCCTAGCACGCCAGACCTTATAACCCTGCTCCGAAAAAGCCTTGACCTCGCCAGCCTTGACATTCGCATGAACATCGCCAGGGAGGCTATCGCTCAGGCAAGAACGAATCGAATCCACAACGCCGTCACGATCAAGCTCATCCGCAACCACATCAACCACAAAGCTAAACTTCTTCATTGTAAAAAACCTTTCCAAAAGTGTTATCGAACCAAGTAAACCAATTATACATCCAACATTATCACTTGTCAAGGGCTAGGTCGAAACTTTGTGTTTTCGGGTTCAACCAGCGTCTTGTCGTGTGATGCTATCATTCTACCATATAGTATCGTCATCGTCAAGGTGTTTGCATGAATGATTTTTTGGTATTCTCATGATTTGTTCTAAGTTATTGAAGCATAAGGAGTTACGTCAAATTTGGCCGGCCCGCCTCGCCGTAAGTGTTTTACGGACAAGGCTTTAGGTCAAGAGAGAAAGCCCTCACAACCCAACCCAACCAGATCACGCAGCAACATCTCGGCCGCTTCGGGCGTCTTGAGAGTAATGCTCTGTCTGGTGTTTGGGGGAGCAGGCACGAACCTGTCATACTTCCAGCCGCCCACCATACCATCGGTCCAATCCTTGCTCTCCTTCAAGCCCCAGCCAGTAGCCATCCGAATTGCCTTGATGCAAGGGATGCGGTTGTCCAGAGTCATACCGCCCGTGATCGTCACCTGTCGCCTCTGGTTCACACCCAGCGCCACTTCCAGCGAACAAACAATCTTCTCAAACATATCCAGACTGCAACCATTAGAAATCATGGTAAGAGCCTCACGCACACCCAGTTCAACCTTAATCATTCTCTCTCCTCCAAAATATAAACTTGTTTACCGTTAGTCAAGAGAGTAGCATACTCGCTACCATCCCAAATGAATTCGTTACTATCGCTTTCTCGTCGCCAGTGCGGATCTCTCAGTGGGTTATAGTACAATTTTTCAAGATTGTCAATAGGCAAAGCTGGATGAAAATCTTTTCTCAACATCACTTCTTCACATCGCACCCATCCACTCACATCATGCACACCAGCCTCAAATACCTGTTTAGCCTTATTCGGCCGGTTCCACAGGATACAACCCCGCATCTCTAACTGATATTTTTTGGGGTCAACGTAGTATACATCAACTGTTTCCCCACCCTGCTTAACCTTTATTTGCCAGTGCATATAATGCTGGCCATTACTCAGGTGAAATCGAACTTCGCCATGTAGTTTGTTCTGTTTCATGCTTATACTATACCTTATAGAAACGATCTTGTCAAGACCCCGTATTCTCGCTGACTATCGCCAAGACCACCAAATCCGTAGGATTAGGCAAGACAAATAGATTGGGTTATGCCATACTCGGCCTTGCATTTAACCGTGGCTTCTTTGATATCATTCTGCCAGCGGCCCTCATCTATCGTCTTGATTTAAGTATACTTCTATTATCGGCAAATGTCAAGAGAAGTCTTTAAAAAATATTTTTGAACGTAAGTCTTTTGCGGTCAAGTACTTACAACAAATTTCGCCCGCCGGATTTCTCCTAAGTCCTTATGCTGTAAGAAGTTACATCTAAGAGTTTTCAAAAACTAACTCCACATATTTATTAACAAGTTCAGGTAGTGAAATCTCATGAGTACCGATTAGTTCTTTAGTCTTATCTACATTGTGCTTATTTACAGCGGCCATTCTATTTTTGAAAAAACTCAGAATATAGATCATGGCCTTTTCTCTATCGTTAGTCATACAACCCCTTAGTATATTCTTCTGGGATAATGGGACACCAACTCTTTGCTCGTTCCTCATCATATGGAAGCCAGAAAGGAGCGTCACAAGCGTCACAAGTCCACGGTTTGGCTTGGTTGGTAAAAACGTGCTGGCAAATCTCTATCTCTTTATCTACAACCTTTTCATTATTTTCATTGTAATAGTATGTTTCCATCTTTCGGTCTGGATGGTAAGAATAGTACCCAATTCCTATACCAATATTGGGGCCAAAGTAATAAACCCTCTGCCCAACTTCTGGCGGATTCTTATGAGAGTTATTCCATTCCATTACTTATATACCTCTATCTGCCATCTATCATATTTGAGTTCAGCAGTAACACTCATACCCAACTTAACCAGTTCGGATACAATTTCGGCCAACCGCTCAATCTCGTTAATGTTTAAATAGATCATTACCAACCCTCCGGCATAGGAATCTCATCAAAACCAATATAGCATACCACTAGATCATTCTCAAACTGCTTCCATTCTGCCAACCCATCATCATATTCACCATGCCACCAATCACCCCATCCACCCTCTTTTTTATTCCAAATAAGATGAATAGGAGACGAATATCCCATAATACAACAAAGATACGATCCATTTACGACAGGTTGTCCATAATCCCAGTTCATTTTCCCCTCACAACTACCAAGCACTTTGTACCAGTATCGCCATCTGTAAATCTCACGTTCTCGTGAGGCCCATAATACCAAGCATCATTCTTGGAAAAATTAAAAACAATCTCCTCAGTCTTGAGGTCCACATCATTATACCCACCCTCATATCCAAGGGTAAGAATTCTCATATCGGACGGGTAATTTTTCAACTGCTCAATCAGTTCGTTAACGGTCATCACTCACCCTCCCCAAACATACTTGCCCAAGCCTCATTATCATTACCCGTCATCAGAATCTCACGCTGTTCAGAATCCAGATACGGAAAGCAACTCTGAATCAGTCCACCATTCAGCCATTCATTAGCATCACTCAACTTTACCGTAATAATAAACTGCCTATCACTAGACGTATATCCAGAAAATACAAGATTATCACCTTCCACAACCCTACGCACATTATCAGTCAAACAATATCTAGTAAAACCAATCATATTTTTTCTCCTGTGCTCCTATTCTACTATCTATTATCGACACTGTCAAGAGGGTTTCTTGAAGAAAAATTTTTAAGATGTAAAGTGTTGTAGCACAAGCAGTTATGACGAGCCGGGCCGCTCCCGGTTGCTCTAAGTCTTTTAGCAGCAAGACTTTATGCTATTTTAGCAGATAGGTTATTTCCTGTCCATTTTCAATCATTGCTGCATAGGCTGCAATTCGCTTATCCTTTTCACGCTTCTCAATTTGGTGATCAGTCTCACCAATCTCCTGAGCATCACACTTTCGTTCTAGATCGGCCAGCGAAACGCTATCAGTACGATTGTCCCTAAAATCTTCGGGAAGCCAGCTATTAGGAACCAGAATCAGATCGTTGATAAGTGTCTCAAATTCTGCCAGCAACTCATAACCGTTCATGTCTTTCTCCTTTGTATTAAAACCAGCGGATATTTTACGCCCCTATCCTATAGCCCACCAATACCCCGATATTATGAACCCTTGGAGCAAGGTAAAAACTGGTGGAAACCGCCCACGCTGCTTCACTGCTTTCGGGTACCTAATATCAGGCAGTTTATCAGAGGCAACGGTTACTGGTTGTATTGGCCGTGGTCTGGATGCAATCCCACATAGATAGGCACTACTATACAGCGTATAAGCCCGCTGTCAACCCCACGCTGCATAACAGCCGTAGGTTTATCGTAATGGCTTATCCCTATCTAGTCCCTTGAGCATGGACCCACGGAAGTTTGTCAGTCAGAGTATACTACGCTAGGTTATCCGTGTCAACACGGGCCTCTCTTACTTTACGATTATACTTCTGACTGATTTGTATTGTTAGGACCGATTGTAGAAGACGTTTCCTAGGACATCAATTACCGTTTTTACCGGCTGCTCGGCCCGACACAACCAACAAGTTTTCACTTGTTCTTCAATCATTCTACCATCTATTATCGGCTTGTCAAGAGGGTTTCTTGAAAAAATCTTTTTAGACGCAAATCGTTTAGAGGTAAGGACTTACGTCGATTTCGGCCGCCCGCCCTATCCCTAAGTTGTTTAAGGATAAGGACTTACGATCAGTAGTCTTCAGCCTCAATAGGCTCGTCGGCGTAGTAGTTGGAGTTGGTCAACACTTCCGGTCGATACTTACTCAACTTTTTATCTAAACACTCCAAACAAACCCTACCCAGTGGAATTCCCCTAGCATCACTTTCCCACCAACTTTTCTTGCCAGACCCACATGGACAAACTCTCATGGTATCCCCTTAGTTATTACTAGTCCCAATAGACTCACGAACTCTAACGATACCATCAGTTCTGGCAATCTCAAGAGCCTTACAAAAGAACTCAAAGAAAGTATCCATTTCAGTATGCACAGCTTGCTCATCAACAGTGGTAGCATTTATCAGACAAATGGCAAAATTTCTCACACAATCAGAAACAGCATCTCGTTCTTCAGTTGTCAACATAATCCTCTCCCTTTCTGCTCAATATACTCTATTAAAAACCTTTTGTCAAGCCCCGACTACTGGCTGACTATACCCACTCAACCAACCCGGCAGGGTTAGGCGGGACAGTTATGCGTGATTCTTTCCACGATGATATTATCTCCATAATACTTTTCCGCTAATCTAATAGCATGATAGTTACTCTGGGCCTCAACATAACCCAAAAGTTTATATCCTCTCATTACCATATAAGTATCAGTATTCATGCTTCCTCCTCCGATCCTGCGAACATTTCTTCTTTTGATTCCCCATATTCTACACTACTATTATCGGCCTGTCAAGAGCCTAAACCTGAGTTTTTCTTTTAAGAAGTTTCCCACACGAACCGTATTTTTCCACAAAACTATCAAAATTATCATGATAGTACATATTCATATTATCACAATAACTATCAAAAACCGGACTATATCCCTCTTTACCCCGTTTAGCACTATTTTCCTCAGCCCACAAATCTATCATATTAGAATGGGTCCACTTAATCTTTACGCCCGCCGGAGTCAGGAATATTAAAAAGACCACATCGCACAATTCCGGCTTAATCTTTTGAAAATAATAATAAGAACGATTTCCCTTCATCCTAATTGAAGACATTTTAACTTCAACTTTAATCCTGCCATCCACAAGAATATCAAAATCGCTACTAGAACCGTAATGCTGCACAACAAACCCACTCATCATAAGTTTTTTAACCAGCATCTTCTCGCCAAACAAACCCCTGTCTGTACTATTTAACAGACTAATGCGATAGGACAGCTCATCCTTTTCTGTAGAATAAATCTTTTCCTTGACCAATTCAGCCTCGATCTCTTCAAAATCCGCAATAGTAAACATTATTATGTCCTTGTTGGCGGTTTTCGTTCCTCGATAGTCTTAGGATACCATCACTATCGGCAATTGTCAATAGATTTCTAAAGCTAATCCTAAACCCATACTACACAAGGAGTTACGTCAAATTTGGCCCGCCGCCCTCGCCCTAAGTCCTTTGTTTCCAAAGGTTTAGGGTTAGAGGGTTGATCGTAACTCTAGTTTTTAGAGCATAGCCGCCACAGCGTGGCGAAGAGCCTTGTTACCAAAGATGGATCGACGCACCTTTGTGGCACGTTCAGCATAGAAGTTTCTAACTTCACCGCTTGCCATCTTGCAAGTAACCAGATGCTTGGAACGCTGGAAAATCGGATCATTGCTACGATACCGACTTCGTGCATTCAGTCTACGGATGGAAAGCTCATCCAGAGTATGAACAGGCTCAATCACTTCTGCAAGGATACGCTTACGCTCACCATGCAGCGGCTGTTCATATTCAAAGTTATAGACTTCGCCAACCTTAGCGTGTGCCAGATTAGCATGAACACCAAGAAGACCACTAACAAATCCAGCAATCGCCAGAATAGCAACACCAGCAGCAATCAAACCCATCAAAACATCATTACTCATTATCAACCCTTTCATTAGGAAAACCAATCGTTCAACTTTCAACATTCTACAACTATTATCGACATTTGTCAAGCCTCAACTTGAACAAAATTTTCTTTCCAATACTCTTGCATTTCCGCAAGGTTCACCGCACTATCATTCCACGACACACCATCGGGCGTTTCATAGAAAATAGCACTGGTATATTTCCATGAAGTATTCAAAAAAGCATCGCTAGACAAATCACGAAGCCTAGCCATAAAATCTTTATAGTCTTGACACACGGCCGCAAATTCGTTCAGACCTTGATCATTACTAATCCAAAGGCATACGTTCCACGTTTGGTAGTTCGCATAGCCGTTATAGGTTCCGTCAGGACTCATACTTCACCCCTTCTTTCGTATTGTCATTCTACCATCTATTATCGACCAATGCAAGAGGGAATCTTGAGAAAATTTTTTTAGACGTAAAGTGTTGATACATAAAGAGTTACGTCAAATTTTTGCGGCCCCGCTCGCCCTAAGTCGTTATCTGACAAGGGTTTGCGGACAGTTTCACTCAAAGTCTACAAAAATTACTTGAGCATAACCCCTAGGCTTAATTGTAAAGCCATCGCCATAATCATAAGTATCACTCTTAACGCCCGTCATGCCAGCCAGTTTCTTAGCATGATATGTTACGCTACGCTGAGATTCATACTTGGGTACAAACTCCCAACGCTTTACCCAACCATAATTAGCTTCACCACCGAAAGTATCGGTATGAGTTACAACACATTTCATATTCCAATCTCCTCTGAACTAAAAGAACAAACATTCAAGCCACTAGCGGCCACAACAGTATCAAACATGATACCAAGAAACTCTTGTCGGTCAACAGCATCTGTCATGTTATGTTCCGGCAAGTCTAGAACATACTCGCTCGAAATCGGCTGTTCACCATTTTCATTTTCCACAACAATATCAAAGAATCGGCATTTCATTAGTAGTCTTCTCCACCGTAGTAACCGTAATCTTCATCCGTTCCGAATCCCGCATCACGCATGGCTGAATCAAAATCCCCATCCATGCTATCATTGTAAGAATCATCCCAATCTTCCTTCGTTTCCTCATCTTCATATTCGTTCGCCTCAAGATCATCGCATCCTTCATAGAAATCGTCGTGGTAATCGTAGTGGTAGTCACTGTAATTAGTTGCCATTTCATCATCCTCATAAGCGTTATCGGGATCGAACAGGGGATCGGGGTGACTCATGTTATAGCCTTTCAAGAGTTAGAATATTCTTCGGGAACACAATCGTCAACAACACCAACTATATCGGCCCAATCCCAAAAATCAACCTCAAAATTCGGATCGTCAATCGGCTCAACAATCCCCTCGTCCACCATGCCAGCCAGAATCAGATTGATTTCATCAAAATCGTGAAGCATTGTTGGTTTCCTTAGTGGTTTCCCTTGTGATGCTGTCATTCTACAGTGTTTATCGGCCAATGCAAGAGAAATCTTTGGAATTTTTCAAATATAATTCTGTGCCAAACGACAAATATTTTTCTGGCACAAGCTTTGCGTCAATACTCGCTCTAAGTCTATGCTATCAAAGGAGTTACGACGCGCCGGGCGGCAAAAAATTGCCCTAAGTCTTTATAGGGCAAGGGTTTACGTTAAGAGTTTACAATCCAAGCAACCAAGCAACCAGCCACAAAAGAAATGGTCAGAATAATAGAATCCGAATTAATCATTATTATCCTCGCTATTCCTTACATAAAAAACCAAATCAGAAACAAACCAAGAACACAACACGCCAGCAACAAATCCCACACCTATTTGCACCCAGTTAATATCGACCATCCGTGTCGCCTTTCTTTAATTTTTATTTTTCCAATACTGATTTTGAAGATAATTATCAACAACACCAAAAGCCTGAGCAAACAACCAGAAAGCCACGTTAACAAAAGCATACATTGCAAGGATAGTAAAAATCCAAGCGTTTATGATGATAATAGTGGTCACTTAGCGACCTTTATTTTCTTCTGCATCATTTCCAGATAGAGCTTTTCCAATAACTTAACTTGACGGACTGCACGACCAGTTTCCCGTTCCATTCTTTCAACAGCTTTTTTATGAGAATTTTTCATATTTACTCCACAAAATTCAAGGCATTTGTAGCAAGATTAGTAATAATAGACCAAGCTTGATGGCTACTCATATCGTCACGAATATAAGTGGTGTGCTGATTACCGGGAATTTCGCTAAGAATAGAGATTCTCCAACCACAAGCAGTCGGCCAGCCACAACCAGACCGACTAATATCCACCGTACAACCATCAAGATAATCACCAACCAGCTCCCTAACTTCTGCCTCACTAATCATTTTCTTTCCTTCTTTCTTATATCGACATTCTACCATCTAATCTTTAGCTGTCAACAAAAAAAATATCTTACAATATTGAAAGGTTCCGCTAACTTGCTGACTATACCCAACTTACCCAAACCCGGAGGGTTAGCTGATACAGCCAGACTACCCTTTATGCATGATCGTGGCATCTTGTGCAGATTCCGTAGTCGCTAATCGGAGCGTCACTTCCAATAAACATTTTATTTTTTCTCCGTTTTCTCTTGCTTATTTATTCAATATATTTTGCTTAGAATAACGAGCCAAAGATTCCTCATCGGTAATAAATCTTTGTACCCCGCCAAGGGTTGAAAATTTCCATTCAAACTTCGTCAGGTCGGAAATCACAATCCACCCAAAAATATCCTGACCGAGAGTATAATTTTTTTTCTTCAAACGCTTTGATAAACTTTTGCTATTCATCTTTTTTCCTTTTCCTTTGTATCGACATTATACAGTAACCATCTTGAGTGTCAACTAAAAAATTTCCTTACAATATCGTAAGGCTCAGGCAAAATCCTCTTCGCCACAAAAATCGTCGAGCCACCGATCATCCGTTTCGATATGATCTTCAGCATCCCCCATAATGGGGTCCCAACCCTCTCCATCGTCAAGACCCGGAATGTAGTCGGCCTCATCTTCCGGAATATCTTCCACCACACCACACCAGTCTTGACACTCCATACAAATTCCGATTCGGTCCTCACCCTCACCGGTTTGAAAGCCCACACCAGAACCGCAGCAATCGGACATCAGATCGTAATCCAGATATTCCATTTTCTTTTCCTCTTTTCTTTTCTTCTTTCTTCTTATATCGACATTATACCATAGATTCTTTAGATTGCAAGAGAAATCCTGAGATTTTTCTGTCAAGAAATTTTGACAAAACTTTTTCTGGTTTTTGTACGATTGGCACAGCATTTGCTATATGCAAATATCATGCCAAACAATTTCTAAGATAGGTAATATAGACGAAAAAACATGCTGTAAGTCCTTATGCCATAAGTACTTAGGAAAAATTTTTCGGCAAAAATTTGACGCAACTCCTTTGGTAGTAAGGCTTTACGTCGAGTTTTTTGTACAGTGTACAGAAGATCACCCCTCCGAAAAGGGGGATACTTCCTCTCCACAAGCAAGAATTGCGGCATATTGCGACTCCAGAGCAGCAACCCTTTCGGCCGAACCCGGCTTGCCAACTCTCACAATCATGCGATCCTCACCTCCAACAAGGCGGGGATCATTCTTTTCAACTTTCTTTCTTCCAAGATTCTTCAAGGCTTTCCGATTGAACTTCAACACCTTCTCACTACGGATCGGACCATATACCCCATCCGCAAGGGACGGTTGGTGAGGAATCGCAATCCCGAGGAAGCACAGTCTGGCTTGACGCTTGGCGTTTTCGACGATAGGGAACTTGGTTTTCATTTTCTTTCTCTCTTTCTTCTTATACCGACATTATACAGGCTTTTCTTTAACTTGCAAGCGAAATCTTTGGTAGTTTCCTTACAATATCGTAAGGTTTCCCACAGCAAATATCGTGCCAAAAAAGAATATTTTGCTTTGGCATATGATATGCGTCAGAACTTGTCGTAAGTTGTTGGTATATAAGCACTTAGGGAAAATTTTGCGGCGAAAATTTGACGTAACTCCTTACGCCTCAAGGGTTTGCGTCAATCTCTTTTTTATAACGTACCAGCAAATCCTGTGCCAATTCCTTAATGCTTTTCTTAATAGTTTCCTTATCCGATTCACTCAAAGCATATTGCAAACGAATTTGTTCAATCCTTAAAGCAGTTTGTACTGTACATTTGCTTAGTTGAGAGATATTCATTTTTCATCCAAAGTAAAAGAAGGGAATATAAACAAAAAGATAAGAAGCCCAAAAAACCAAAAAGCTTAGAATACTAATACCAAGAATCATTCCGAAAGCATCAACATCGTCGGGATGTTCGCCAAACAAATTGTAGCAAATCCAGTTTTTCATTTTCTATACCTTTCACTTAGCGTGAAAAAAAACATTCTCATGACCAACTGTCTTATTAGTAATCGTCACAATCCAATTCTTTCCGCTGCCATCCTCACGCATCACACAATTGATAATACCAACATGGGCATTTCCCTTGGTGTCGATAACACACCCATACTTACCCGTTCGCATAGCAGAAAAGATAGAGTCGAGGCTATTCATTATTTGTTTTCCTTTTCAGTTAACGGCTTCGGCCACTTCAAGCTTAACACACTTATCGGTATAGATGGAACGGTATCCTTGTTCCGCCTTAACCGTCAGCAGCATCCGATCCCCAAACATCCTCACGTTGATAACCTCACCAACAACCACTTCGCCATTGTCGTATTCAGCGTTAACAAAGTCACCGATTTTCATTTCTTATCCCTTTCTCTTCTCTTGATACCTCTATTATACAGAGTATATCGGCCCTTTCAAGAGAAATCTTGAGAAATTTCGAATATAATTTCATGCCAAATAAAATAATTTTTTGTGGCACAGCGTTTGCTCTGAAAACTTGTCGTAAGTCGTTGCAGCATAAGTACTTAGGAGAAATTTTCGGGCAAAAATTTGACGTAACTCCTTATGGGGTAAGGCTTTACGTCGCGTTTTTGTACAGTAGTGTACAGATGTTCACACTACCATACCATCCTCATATGGTGTACCGTTGTTCAGATACCATTCGCCCCTACGCTGATATACTCTTACGGGCGAATACTTGTTGATTCGATCCTTAGTGGTGCTGGTATACCACCCCCCAGTATTAAGGGTAGCACTATTGTCGGGATGAATCTTCACAACATAGGTACTATGTAGCATAATGCCCACGCTACCATCAGGAAGAATTTCCGCATAGGTATTGTTGCCCACCTTACGGGTATTCTTATTACCCTTTCCCTTCACCATCTTAACAGCTTCACAATGATTCATTTTCTTTTCCTTCTTTCTTATGTTCGTATTTTTAGCAGATTGCGAAATCATCCACAACATAGCCCATTTCGTCAACTTCGATCCATCCACCATCATCACAGAATCCGATCTCCTCATCTATGTTAATCTGATTATGCTCATTCACTTTTGCCAGCAGATCACCAGCAAAAGCAACCCGATTCACCAGAGTATCAAGGCTAGTATTGTTAAGAAACTCAGTCAGTTCAGCCACAGTGTTAAGGACGATCATGTTTTTCATTTTCTTTCTCTCTTTCTTTCTTTCTTCTTCTTATATCGACATTATACCATCCTATCTTTAGATATCAACTAAAATCTTCCTTACAATATCGTAAGGTTAGCTACAGCAAATATCGTGCCAAACTTTTGGTAACATAGATAAGATTAGAGAAAAACTCGTTGTAAGTCGTTGTAGCGTAAGTACTTACGTCAAATTTTCGGGCAAAAATTCGTCGTAACTCCTTCGGCAGTAAGGGTTTGCGTCGAGTTTTTGTACAGTAGTATACGGATTTACAGTGGTCGAAACTTTCCCCCATCCCTCAATCCCTGAACAAGCGTATCGTAGTCGTTCGTGGTGAACAGCGTACAGTATCCATCCCGTTCGCTTACGATCCATTTGCGAGAATATCCATCCCAAACGCTTGCCACAACAAGCCCAAGCGAATTTGCAAGATCACGAATTTCCTGAGTCATGCCCAATCCTCCTCGCCTTGGAAATCATCGAGCCACACATCATCCGTTTCAACATCATCTTCGGAATCACCCATGATCGGATCCCACGAATAATCGTCGAAATCCATAGCGTCATCCTCTCCATAACCCACAATCCATTCCTCTCCATTCTCGTCGATCATCTTTTCCATTACTATTTCCTTTTTACTTAGAGGCTTCCATAACTTCGAGCGTCACACACTTATCGGTATAGATCGAACGATAGCCTTGATCGGCCTTTACCGTCAACAGCATCCGATCACCGAACATGCGAACGTTGATCACTTCGCCGTTCACGATTTCACCGTTATCATATTCCGCAAAAACAAATTCACCGATTTTCATTTTCATCTCTCCCTTTTCTCTTGATGCTTTGATTATATAGATATATTCGACGCTTTCAAGCAAAATCTTGAAAAATTTCAAATATAATTTCATGCCAAATGGATAAAATTTTTATGGCACGATATTTGCTGTGTGGTAAGATAGATAATAAAAGACAAAATACTGAGCGTAAGTCGTTACGCTGCAAGTACTTACGTCAAATTTTTCGGCAAAAATTCGCTGTAACTCCTTACGCGGTAAGGGTTTACGTCGAGTTTTTTGTACACTACTGTACGTTTTTTCCCCTAGTAATACAGGAAATCTGCGATTACATATCCATCATTATCCACTTCGATATACTCTCCCTCATCTCCCATAGGGAAGAAGTCTTCGATAGAGTTGTTGTTGTTTCTTGCTTCTTCAAGCAATTCTCCACCAATCGCATACTCCGAATCCACAAAAGTATCGGGAGAAACACTGTTCTCACCATAGAGGATTTCGTCAAGTTCTTTGCGATTCATGATGATTTTCGTATTCTTCATTTTCTTTCTCTCTTTCTTTCTTTTTCTCTTGTGTTTTCATTATACAGTATTTATCGACGCTTTCAAGAGAAATCTTTGCAATTTTTCGAATATAATTTCATGCCAAACGAGAAAAATTTTTGTGGCACAGTCTTTGCGTCAAAACTCGTCATAAGTCCTTACAGCATAAGCACTTACATCAAATTTTTGGGCATAAACCAATACTAAGTCCTTACGACCAGACTACTTACGAAAAGTGGTCGCTCATTGGTACCAGACTAGGACCAGACACTGACTAGAAGAAGGGGGGTTTTTTCGTTTTTTCGCCTTACCTTGAGAAATTTTTGAAAATCGCCGGGTGGTCTAAAAACAATAGCCGACCTCAATAAATAATTGGCCAGTTTATTAGCCACTATTTATTAATCTTTCCACTCCATATCACATTATCTCCCACTTTCACACTTACTCTGTTTTCCCCAACAACAAACCACTTGGGATTTAGCTTCATATTAAATCCATGGTAGCTAGACCCTAAACTACTTCTTAAATCTCCTCTATAACTTCGAGCTACTGAAATTTTTACCATCACATCGTTTATAAAAATTTTTACTACAACTGGCTTGGATCCACTATCACTATTAAAAGCCCACCCCTTAATTCTTCTTAATGATAAAACTTCCACGTTACCAATTGGAGTACTAATTACTGGTAGACTTATAGAAGCTGGAGTCTTGATGGGTTCTGGAACATTAAAAACTAGACTCTTATCTAATACTCCCCCACTAACAATCTTCTCTGCTAAACTATTATTTTTTTCTACAGTACTAAATATATAGCTTTTAACCTGATCAATACTCCATGAAGGATTCTGAGATTTTAAATAACCTACAGAGCTAGATACTCTAGGAGCAGCAGCACTGGTACCAGCAAAAGATCCATAACTATTATTAGGAAAAGTAGTATTTACTCCATTAGCATAGGCCCCCAAATCTACACTATTTTTTCCATAATTAGAATATGATGTCAAATATCCTTGATCAGTCACCGCCGCCACATTAATAATATTAGAACAATCATAAGATCCAGGATATCGTGGAACAGCATCATTATCCGCACCACTATTGCCAGCAGCAACCACAAAAGCTATATCATTAGTTCCAGCATTATTAATAGCAGCATATAATAAACTAGAATATCCTAATCCGCCACCCCAGCTAGCATTAATAGCTACTACATTAATATTAAAGTCTCTTTTCATCATGGTAGCATATTCTATACCCTTAATAGCTTCGCCGGTAAATCCTAATCCCTGATTATTTTGAAATCTTAAAATCATTACATCAGAAACATTATTAGCCACAACCAGACCCGTTACCGCCGTACCATGACCATATCCATCCTGTACATTATTATTATTTTCTACAAAATTCCATCCATGAATATCATCAACATATCCATTATGATCATTATCAATATTATCACCAGCAATCTCTCCAGGATTGGTCCATAGGTGAGAACTAATGTAAGGATGAGACGTATCTGTACCACTATCAATTATAGCAATAACAGTATTAGATAATACTCTTCTAGATTCTAAACTTTCAAAAAGCAAAGAGCGTTTTTGCATGATTGAGTCCTTTCATTTTAGGCTTCCAGCCACAATATGTTGTGTATCTTACGACAGAAAATCACAAAATCAAGAATGATTTTAGAATTACCCTTTAATTAATTTGTACCACACCTTCTGCTTAAAATCCTACAATCCTATTGTTAGAACATAGATAACATGATACATAAGCAAATATCTGATACGCTGAATCTTTACCACAAATACCTCACTTCTTTATTTTTCTTGACACCTATAATTAGCCGATTATTATAAAATACTAACACTTCAGCTGTCATCTCATAGGAAATTTCAAGGATATTTTATGAAACTAGCTAAATCTATAACTATTGTTCCCCCACCATTTTCTGACAATAATGGCAAAGTTAATCAACCCCCACCAATAATTACCGATGAGTTGAATCTTTTATATACTATAGACCCACTTAAACAAATTATTAGCGTAGCTATACAATATTTTCCACTACCTATTCAATTATTTACATCATCATCATATGATCAGCTTAATGGTTTTTGGAATCAAAATGTTTTAGAAAATAGATTATTACAAATCTTAGGCGACGATCCTGCTAAAACTTTAAGATCATTATTTCCACGAACTATGGAAGAAGATCCTTATGCTCCAGGAACAGTATTAGCCAGCATGATTAAATCCATAGGCATTCATATGAGCGATAATTGTTCGTGTCGTAGACACGCATTAACCATGAATGCTAAAGGTAATGAGTGGTGTTCTCAGAATGTTGATACTATTGTTGGCTGGTTAAGAGAAGAAGCTCAAAGAAGAGGTTTACCATTTGTTGATATGATTGGCAAAATATTAATTAATAGAGCTATTAAAAAGTCCACCAAATTATTAAACAATCAACCAGTTCCTGATAATGATGAAGATCTAGATAAAGAATAAAGCCACATTATATTATTAATATGGCTTATTTTGGTGTATTAACTTAGACCACCCCTTCTGCATTAACTATACTGCTGAAGTTCTTGGTCTGCCTCTTTTGCGTCCTAGTACCAGCTTGCGTCGTTGTCTTCGTACCATACTAATACTAATACTTTGACCAGAAATCTTGGATAGTGTCTCCGACATATCTTTATCTGTCATAGTATTATAGTTGGCACGAATAAATTCTAGATCAGTTTCTGTCCATTTTTTGTATGTTTTATTCATTATTAGTGTCTCACTTTACATTGGTGTAACTTATCCTATAATAATTATATTATAGGCCAGCTTTTTATCTATGCAACAAACGAGTTTTTTATGAACAAAATTGTATATAATGTGGTTGGTTCCACAATAAAAGTTATAGCATCTTCTAAAGTAGATGTTACTAAGGACTTAGAACAAGAAGATATTCAGGAACATAAAACTATAGCAGAATTACTTAATGAGCAAAAAACCGAACAATCCAATAATCAAAAATAATACTGTTTCAGAAGAAGATTTTCTTAGAACATTAGATATTATAACTAAAAAATTAGTTTATAAATTTAAATTTGGATATCATGATGTTGATGATATGAAACAACAAGCAGCAATTTTTGCTATTGAAGGACTAGAAAAATATGATCATTCTAGGCCACTAGAAAATTTCTTATGGACACATGTTAGAAATCGTTTATTTAATTATAAAAGAGATCACTATCAAAGGCCCGATAAACCTTGTTTAACTTGTCCATTATATAGACCAAATAACGAAGAATCCGATTGCGCCCAGTTTAAAGATAAGTCTAATTGTCATGCTTATGAAATATGGTTTAAGCGCAATAATAGTAAAAAGAATATTATGAAGCCAGGATACATGGAGAATAATGATCCAGTTCAACCATCTAATTTTATTAATAGCATAGCCAATCAGGATATTATTGACTATTTAGAAGATAATTTGCCCACTAAATATAGGGAAATTTATTTAAAACTAAAATATGGAGCTAAAATATCCAAGAACGATAAAACTAAACTACAAAACTATATAAAAAATAATATTTTACCAAACTTTAAAAAAGATTAATCCTATGAGCAAAAAACGAGGACAGCTTAGTTTAGAAGAAGAAAAATATATTTCCGACTATATAGAAACCACCAGTATAGAGGACATTGCTTCTGCATTAAATCGCACAACAGAACCAATTAAAAAATATATTGAGAGTAAAGCTTTATTACAACCCAAAGGAATTCAACAAGAAAATGAAATTCTTAAATTAAAATTAAGATCCAAGTCTTTTTGGATAGAAATTACCAGACAATTTGATACTGAAACGGGCGAATTAGAATATTTTGAAAATACATGGGTTAATCTTATTAAACAATTCAGAGAAGACGTTTTGCCCGCAGAAGAACTACAAATTAAACAATTTATAACTATTGATATTCTTATTAATCGAAGCATGAAAGAAAGAAAAAGACACATAGCGGAAACTGAAAAACTTCAAAAAGCTGTTGATCAAGAATACTCAAAAGAAGAAAGTGACCGAGATATTCCAAAGCTGGCCAATCTTGAAACTCAACTAAGTTTTGCCCGAAATAGCATAGCCAGTTATACTAACGAATATACTAAATTATTAAGTGAACAACAAAAAATTAGTAAAGATCTTAAGGCCACAAGAGAACAGCGAATTAAAAGAATCGAGGATGGTAAAAGTAGCTGGGCTGGTTTAATACGAATGCTTGAAGACGAAGAGATTAGAGAAAAAGAGGGTCGTCAACTAGAAATTCTAAAGATGGCCACCGACAAATTTAAAGGTAGCTTATATGACTTACACTCATATCAAGATGGTCAGCTAGATAGGCCAATTCTTAACGCAGAATCAGTGGCTAACGACGATGCGTAGATTCTATGATAAACAATATAAAGAATGGATCAAATCTATTTTTAAAAGAGATGACCATAAATGTAAGTGGCCCCACTGTTCTCAACCTCATAAAAAATTAAATGCTCACCATATAAAAAAATGGTCGGATTATCCCGGCTTAAGATTTCATCCATCCAACGGAATAACACTTTGCAAATATCATCATGATTTAATTAAAAATAATGAAGAAAACTACGAGCTATTCTTTTTAAAACTATTATTAAATAATGACATCAACAAATAACCCCTATCTGTATAATTTTATATTATCTTCTTATTTTATTAATTATGATTATAACTATGATGCTATATTAGGTTTAGATAGTGCTTTACCATTATATCTATTTAACTATTCCAAAGATTTATTTTTTACATATCCAACAACATTTGAAACTTGCTCCTTAGTAACAGATTCTGATCTATTTGTTAACATATGTTATAGTCTGATTCATAACTTTCAACCAGTGGCCCACATAGGATATGTTGATCAAATTTTAACATTTAAATATTTACATAAATTTAATTTTAGTATTTATAATATGAATAATGATTTATATTACAAAGAACTTTATAATAATGAATATCATACTTTACCATATAATGGTTTAAATTTTAATATTCCTAAAATAGAAGCTGTTATAGCATACTGTATTCATAAGTATACTATCTACGATAAAGATATCAAATATTTAATAGATACTTTAATTTTATCTGGAATATATAAAACTCGTCTAGTATACAATAATGTATTAATTAATCTATTAAAGCTTAATATAAACTTAAAAATAACATTAAAATCATTAATAAAAGACATTAAACGATTACAAGAACTAGAGATACAGAATCTTCCACTACAATATAGTATTATTAAACAAAGATCCTTAGAGTTATTAGAGTTTTGTTATGGATAGTAAATATACTTTTAATATTATTATTGATACTAGAGAACAAAAGCCATGGGCTTTTGCGTCTTGTAATACTATTAAGAAAAAGCTTGATACTGGAGATTATTCAATAGAGGGGCTTGAGAATATGCTTTGTATTGAGCGTAAAAATTCTGTTAGTGAAATAGCCAATAATATATCAGAACCACGTTTTAAAGATGAGTTAGATAGAATGTCCAACTATCTTTATAAATTTATATTACTAGAATTTAGTTTACAAGATGTATTAAACTATCCACGAGGATCTAATGTTCCATCAAGAGTATGGAGCAAAATTAAAATAAGGCCACCATATATTCTTAAATATTTAACCGAACTACAAACTAAATATAATATTCATGTAATTTTTTGCGACAATCCTATAGCAGCAGAAGAGATGGCTTTTTCTATTATTAAAAGAGTAAACGAGATGCATACTTATGGCAGATCATCATGAATTAGATAATGCCTGGCTAAAACTAGGTAATATTAATACTTTATCACTACCTAATAATTTAATGATTCATAGGGCTCAAAAAGATATTGAGAATCCCGATCAACATTTATTAAGAATAATGAGAAATCCTGCTAATTTTAGTATTACTGCTAGACTATTAATGGATATTGAATTGCATCCTATTCAACTAGCTATTTTAGAAGAATTTTGGAGCAGGCCATTTCCAATGTTTATTGCTAGCCGAGGTTTTGGTAAATCTTTTATACTAGCATTATATTGTACATTAAAATGTATTTTTATACCAGGAACAAAAATTGTTATAGTTGGTGCAGCATTTAGACAAAGTAAAGTTATTTTTGAATACATGGAAACCATATGGAGAAAATCATCTATTATACGGAGTATTTTTAGTAGTAACGACGATGGACCCAGACGAGATGTTGATAGATGTACCATGAGATATGGAGATAGTTGGGCTATTGCTATTCCTCTTGGTGATGGAAGTAAAATTAGAGGCTTAAGAGCACATATCATTATTGCTGACGAATTTGCGTCAATATCTCCAGAAGTATATGAAACTGTGGTATCGGGATTTGCTGCTGTATCTGCCGATCCTATTGGTAATGTTAAGGCAGAAGCTAAAAAAGACTTAATGAAAGAGCTGGGCATATGGTCCGAAGAAATGGAAGAACTTCAATATAGACGCAGTAATCAAGCTATCGTAGCCGGAACAGCAGACTATTCTTTTAAACATTTTGCTGCTTACTGGGAAAGATACAAATCTATTATTCAAAGTCGTGGGGACGATAAAAAATTATCTGAATTATTTAAAGGTGAAGTTCCATCTAATTTTAATTGGAAGGACTATAGTATAGTTAGAATGCCCTACGAGCTTATACCAAAAGGCTTTATGGATGATCGACAAGTTGCTAGAGCCAAAGCTACTATTCATAGTGGCATATATAATATGGAATATGCAGCGTGTTTTACAAAAGATAGTAGTGGATTTTTTCGTAGAAGTTTAATAGAAAGCTGTGTGGCTAATATTAAAAATCCTATTACAATTAATAATCAAAATATAGTATTTGATGCTAAAATAGCAGGGGATGCCGATAAAAAATATATTTATGGTATAGACCCAGCTAGCGAACAAGATAATTTTAGTATAGTAGTTATAGAAATTCATCCTAATCATAGTAGAATTGTTTACTGTTGGACCACTAATAGATCAAATTTTAAACAACGACAACAAACAGGATTAATAAACGAAAATGATTTTTATGGTTTTTGTGCTAGAAAAATTAGAAATTTAATGAAAGTATTTCCATGTGAATATATAGGAATTGATGCTCAGGGAGGAGGCGTTGCTATAGAAGAAGCTTTACACGATACTAGCAAAATTAATCCTGATGAATTGCCAATTTGGCCAATTATTGACCTAAATAAAAGCAAAGATACTGATAATAAAGCAGGATTACACATTTTACATCTAATTCAATTTGCTAGAGCAGAGTGGACTAGTCATGCTAATCATGGTCTTAGAAAAGATTTTGAAGATAAAGTATTATTATTCCCATCATTTGATAATTTAACACTAGGATTAGCCCTGGCTAATGAATCTAAAGATATAATTGGTAGTGATTTAGACCCAATTTATGATACTTTAAGCGAATGTATTCTAGAAATAGAAGAACTTAAAAATGAATTAACAACTATTGTTATGACTCAAACTAGTAATAGTTCCGGAGCTAGAGAAAGATGGGACACTCCAGAAGTAAAGATTTCTAATGGCAAAAGAGGAAGATTAAGAAAAGACCGATATAGTGCTTTAGTAATAGCTAATTCTATAGCACGATCCGTAAGCAGAGCTGATGCTCCAGTTTCTTATGATGTTATCGGATCAACCAAAGAGAATTATTATTCTGACACCGATAAAACCTTATACAGAGGACCGTCATGGTTCACAAATTCTGCTAATAGCGATTTATACCTTGGTATTTATAAAAAATAGTGTATTATAAAATATAAAATCTATAATCCTATTATAATAGAAATGCAATACAACTATGCCCAAAAAACAACCCGGAAAGAACAATAGTATTCCTGACGCAGATCCTAATGCCGATAAGGTTGAAGCTTATGTTACATGGGGTGATGATTTAGATTCTAAAAAAAGCGCTTTAAATGAATCTTCAGCATCTTTAAACGAATATGATGGCATTCATAGAACTACTGGTTACGCCAGATATAGTAGAGATTTTTCTAATTTAACAGACAATACATCTGGTAGACCAGGATTAACTAGATCAGACTATGACTATTTTAGGCCAAGCGAATCTGTTCCAACTCAAATAAAAAATATTATTCGTACTGCTGATATTGTTTATCAAAGAGTTGGTTTAGTAAAAAATGTTATTGATTTGATGGGTGATTTTGCAAGTCAGGGCATACGATTAGTACACAGAACCAAGAAAGTGGAGAGATTCTATCGTAATTGGTTCCAAAAGGTTCATGGACAAGAAAGATCAGAAAGATTTTTAAATAATGTTTATCGTGTTGGAAATGTAGTTATCAATAGACAAACAGCAAAAATTTCTAAAAAAACTTCTGATAATCTATATAAAGCGTCAGGCAGAGCTGATATATCATTGTATGAGGATGATATTATTATTGAAAAAAGGGAAATACCATGGAAATATACTTTTATAGATCCTTATTACGTTGACGTAATTGGTGATAGTTTATCGTCATTCGTTGGGAAAAGAATTTATGAAATTCAATTGCCAGGACAATTACGCAAAACTATTAATAGTCCAAAGAATGATCTAGAAAGAAATATTATCTCACAACTACCAGAAGATATTTTACAAGCAGCCAAAAATAAAACTTCTTATGTTCTAGATGCTGATAAAACTTTAGTATTTCATTATAAAAAAGACGATTGGCAAATTTGGGCCTATCCAATGATATATGCTATTATGGATGATATAAATATTATCGAGAAGCTTAAATTAGCAGACTTAGCCGCTCTTGACGGAGCCATTTCTAATATTCGTATTTTTAAATTAGGTAGTTTAGAACATAAAATTGCTCCTACAAAAGCAGCAGCATCAAAACTATCAAATATTTTACAAAACAATGTTGGTGGTGGTACAATGGATTTAATTTGGGGACCAGATATTGAGCTTATAGAAAGCAAAACTGCTGTTCATCAATTTCTTGGAGAAGCTAAATATACTCCACACTTAAATAGTATTTATGCTGGATTAGGAATTCCTCCAACATTAACAGGAACATACGGAGCATCAGGAACAACCAATAATTTTATTAGTCTCAAAACTTTAACACAAAGATTAGAATATGGTCGTAGAGTTCTTACAGAATTTTGGACCAGAGAGATAGAGATAGTACAAAAAGCTATGGGTTTCAAATACCCAGCAAAAATAGAATTTGATAGAATGGATTTAAGTAATGAAGATACAGAAAAAGCATTACTAATTCAATTAGCTGACCGTAATCTTATTAGTGACGAATTACTCCAAACAATCTTTGGCTTTGATCCAGATATGGAAAAGAATAGAATTAATCGTGAAAATAGAGAAAGAACATCACAAAGAAGAGTTCCCAAAGCTGGTCCTTGGAATGATCCAGAATTTGAGAATAGTCTTAAAAAGATTGTATTACAAACTGGCGTTGCTACCCCAAGTCAAGTTGGATTAGATTTAGAAACTAAGAAAAAGGGAGAAAAAACATTATACGATCTAAAAATGGAGACTGCACCTAAACCGCTAGCCAATCCTTCTTCTCTTGTTCCTACAACGAAGTTGGTAAAAGATTCGCCAGAATCTTTACCAGGAGTTCCAGGTCAGGGTAGGCCCAAAATGTCCAAAGATACCGAAAAACGTAAGACTAAAACATTTAAACCTCGTACTGGGGCCACATTAAAT